GGGCATGCACCTTGACCTTGAACCACGACCGGGCCGCGTGAGCGCCGAGGATGCGGTCTGAGCGCTGCGTCAGCGCGTCGATCAGTTCGCCGATGGGGACCTCGCCGCTCGGAAGTTGCGGGCGCTCGATCCACGGCTGATCCTGGTCGGCCGCCTTGGCGCGGGCGGCGATGTCGCCGAAGTCGGGCACCTCGCCCATCTTCCTGGCTCGGCTGATGATTTCGGTGACCTTCTGGGGGCGCATCCCCAGCATTTCGGCGGCGCGCTGGTAAGCGGTCTGACCGTCGTGCCGCGAGTTGCTCTTGGAGGGCGCCGGACAGCCTTCCAGGATCGCGGTCTTCACAGCGTCAATGACGCGGTGGCGTTCGGCCTGCGCCGCTACATCCGCCGTCATGCAATGCCCCTTTCGCAAAGGGCGCGCTCGGCCTTCCGGCGTCGAACGAGGCCCTGCAACTCCCGACCACCCGCCTTCGTCCAGCGCGAGAGTTCGGCGCACGCCCCGGCCAGATCGCCCGCCCTCGCCTTCCGGCTCAGCGTGGACTTGCAGAAGGCGGCGCTTCCGACGTTGAACGCGAACGAGGTGAACGCCGCGCGGGTCTCCACCGGCAGCTCATCGGGCAGGCACGGCGCGATCTCCAGGCCGTGCTTCACGGCGTCCGCGGCGAGCTGCGCGGCGCATTCCTCATCGGTGTATCGGCGACCAACTACGGCGTCAGGGCCGGTATGACCCACGCACGACGTGGGGATCCCGACAGGGTCGCGATAGCCGACCTTCACCGTGCCTTCGAATTCCCCGATGATCGGAATGGCAGCGACCGCGGCAGCCAGCACCGCGGCGGCAATGGCGACGGGGCGCTTGCTCATGGGCCGGGGTCCGTTACGGCCGGGGCGGCGAGCGGCGGGTTCGCCGGATGCACGACCTGGCCGTTCCACATCTGGACCGCCATCCACCCCAGGATAGCGATGACGAGGCCCCACGCGATCTTCTGGTGGGACTTGATGGCGTCCTTCACCTCGCCGAGGGTTTCGTGGATGTTCTTGTAGCGCTCCGCACAGAGTTCTTCGTGGCTGTCGATCTTCTGGTGCGCGTTGTCCGCGTGGTTGTAGGCGTCGCTCACGGTCTTCCGGTCAGCCATTTCAACCCCCAAGCCCCTTGGCGGGGTTAGGCAGGAATGCGTGCATGTGACGCTCCAAGTTTCTGGGAAGGATGAGGCCCCCGCTGCGGCTGCGGATTGACCGCTTCACGCGGGAGCGGATCAGCAAAAGGGGCTGTACGGGTTGTTCAGAAAACGGTGAGGCCGCCCCTTTAGGGAGCGGCCTCTAATCGCCTCGCGGTGCCCAGCCCCGCCAGGCCATGCCGAGCCATGCTAGGCCACGACACGCCCTGCCCAGCCAGCCTTGTTTTGGCCCTAGGAGGGCCGGGCCTCGTCGATCGCCGCGAACACTCGCGCCAACTCTTCGAGCCCTGCGTATTTCTGCCGAATCGCGAGCAGTTCTCGCCACGCGCTCTCCAGCACCTGCCGCCGCAGTTCCTTGTCGCTCATCGCGTGGAGGGTCGACGTGTACGACCGCCCCGTCTCCCGCTCGACGCTCACGAACGCCCTTACCTGCCTTGGTGGCTCCACGTTCGAGTGAGTGATGTCGACCGTGATGGAGCGGATCAACTCCCCCGCCTGGGTCAGGCGGTGTTGTTCCGCTGCCTTCGTGTCGTCCCACTCAAAGTGGTCATGAAGGGCGCTGTTGGCGCTTCTGGCCCGCGTCAATACGTCCGCTGCGGTGAGTTCCCCGCCGTGTGTCTGACGGATGTTCTCCAGTTCACGCCCCGCCTTTTCGGGATCAAGGCTGATGCGCGAACCAGGGCGCCATGCGTATCTCACCGACATGGCATTTCCTCCCCGGTCCGGGCGACGTGGAAACGGCCGTTTACACCGTCCTTCTCGGGCCTCCAGTCGCCGATTCCGACGCCGAAGCCGCCAGCCTCGAACAGGCTGATGACCTGTTCGGCCGAGAGGACGTTAGCGTTGTGCTGGACACGAAGGATCGCGCCCCACGTCTCGAACTCGGCACGGTGGCGGATGTCTGCGGTACCCATTCCCACCCGCACCATGTCCTGGCGCATCGACGGCGGCGGTCCGAGGATCTCGACCATCTCGCCCATGATATGGAAGCATTGGCGCCCCATGACCTTTGTCATGCCGCCCATACTCGTAACTGCGGTGATCGCCGCGCCCTTGAAGGCCACGCTCGGAAAGCCGAAACGCCCGGTGAGGATGTCATCCTCCGTCGGCTTCTCAGGCATGCCATCGAGCCAGTAGAGCGTCTCGCAGAAGTCCTGCCAGGGGTCCTTGGCCGCCTTACCGGGAGAGGCCTTCTTCATCTGCTTCGCGAGCATCTGTTCACGCGCCTTTTTGGACCACGCGTGGCAGATTAGTGGGCTGTCCCCGATGATTGGCACGTCGATTGTCTGGATGTTCAGCGGCGGCAGTTCTATCGCGGTTGAAGTCTTACTAGCGGCCATGGTTCGCCCCTTCGATCGCGCGGAGCACGTCCGCCGCAATGCTGAGGTTAGCGTCGTCTGGCCGGCTTGTCGCGCCGCGCGCAATCTCCCACTTTACCAGCCCGAAGATGGCTCGATCACGCTTGTTGCCGATGCTGAGCGCGGACAGGAGCGCGAGCATCAGGGCGGTCACGGGTTCCGCCCCAAGCCCTTCGGCCTGGTCGTCAGGCGCCCACGGCTTATGGGCAACACGTTGCGGTTTCTCTGGGAACTGAACGACGTTAGTGTGCTCAGCAGCCTGCATCTCGACCCTCCATCGGTCGGTTCGGGTTAGGGCCGGTTGGGGAGTTGCTACCTCCCCGCCGGTCCGCTATTACTCGTAGCAGATAATCGCATGGCGTCAATTCCTGTTACGAGAAAAACGAGGGGGCGCCCAAAGGTCGGGGCGACGCAGTTGGGCGTTCGCGTCCCGCCAGACCTCCTCGCCGACCTTGACGCGTGGATTGACGAGCAACCGGACCCAAAGCCGACAAGGCCGGCAGCGCTGATGCGGCTCGCGTCCGATGAGCTGGTCAGGCGCGGCTTGCGGAAGCCGCTCTAACCAAGAACCTTGGCTACACCGGCGGTTAAGGCTTCACTCGCCTTTCGCGTGTAACGGCTTGACGACGCGCGCCTGGGGGAGTCTCGTTCCCCCAACTGGGAGGGCTTCATGCAGGGTTTAGTACTGCCGCCAGGTGCGTTCCGGCTGCTGCTCGCGTTCGCCGTGATGGCGTCGCACCTGTCGAACCTCGACATCGGCCGGTTGGCGGTGCTCGCATTCTTCTTCCTGTCGGGTTACTGGATCTCGGACATTTGGCGGGGGAAGTTCGCTGAACGGGACACGCTGCGCTTCTACGCTTCCCGCTTCCTGCGCATATGGCCGCTGTTCCTGATCGTGACCCTCGTGTCCGCCGCAGTGAAGGCGAAGGCCTTGGGCCTGACCAACTTCACCCTCCTCGGCCTTGCCGCGAGCGGAGAGCGCCACGACCCGACGAACGTATCTTGGTCGCTCGACATCGAGTTGCAGTTCTACCTGATCGCCCCATTCCTGCTGGCCATGCTTGCCAAGGCCCCTCGCCTGCTCCTGGCCGCGTCCGTCGCCCTCCTGCCGCTCGGCTGGTGGCTCGACTACGCCCTCGGCGGCCTAACGGTGCTGAAGTTCCTTCCGATCTTTGTGCTGGGCGCGTGGGTCAATATGAGCAACTGGACGCCCTCAGCCAGAATCGCCGACGCCTCCTTCATGGCGTTTGTCGGTCTATCCGGGGCGCTGGCCTTCACCAGCATCTTCTGGAAGTCCCAGCCAGACCTCTTCGACCGCGATATTGTCGGCCTAATCTGGATGCTTCCGCTGGTGCCGTACATCGCCCGCTCGCTCACCGAGAAGGGTGACGCCTTGGACCGAACGCTTGGGAACCTCTCCTTCCCGCTCTACCTCGTCCACCCCTTGGTTATCTACGTCATTGCGCAGAACACCCGGGATGATTTGGCGACCAAGGGGCTCGTGGTCCTCGTCGCCTCGGCAGCCGCGATTGGCCTGTACTACTTGGTCGACCGGCCGCTTGATCGGCTCCGCGTCAAACTGACGGAGCGTAGGCGCCCGCCGGCCTTTGCGCTTAGCGCATCCCAGGGACGATGATTCGGCCAACCCCATGGTTCGGGTTTTGGCGGCGAGCCTAGGCCACCATCACTTTCAGCAGCGCGAGCATCTGACCTGCGTTGGCTTGCGTGACTGTGATGGAGATCCCAGCCGGATCAGTTAGACCGCTATCGTCCGTGGCTGTCAGCGTCCCGTTGCCGAGGCCTCCGGGGAAGAAGCTGACCGATCCCGTCGTCTGGCCGTTGGGAATGACGACGGTGGGGCTTGAGAAAGCACCCGCCACACCGCTCACGGCGGGCGTGATGGTCACCGCCGTGTCAGCCGGCTGGTTCAGCGTGTAGGTGATCACGATTGAGCCGGTGATCGAGACGGCCGTGCGATCCGCTGCCTGCGTGTAGGCGGTGGGCGCCACACCCGCCGTCGTGACGGAGATGGTGAGCGCTGTCGGGTTCGTCAGGCTGCGGTTGTTGGTGCAGGTGATCGAGGCCGTTCCCGCCGTGGTGGGCGTGAAATTCACCGTGCCGCTGGCCTGACCAACGCCGATCTCCACTGTAGCCGCCGAGAACGAACCCGAGACGCCAGATACAGCCGGCGTGATGGTCACCGCCTGGTTCGCGGCCGCATCGAGCTGGAACGTGATGGTGAGGGTCTGATTGACCACCATCGCGGACGCGGGCGCGCTGGATGTGATGAGGCTTGGCGGCGTGGCCTGATAAACGGTGCCGTCGTTTTTCGTGCCGTCCGGGAACAGATCGCCGTTGTAGGTGCCGTCCGGGTTCATGGCGCCGCCAGAGGCCACAGCAAGGCCCGCTAGCGGACGCGTCTTGGCCAGCACCTGCGCCTTGGTCGTGCAGACCGAGTATGTCAGCGACGGGAGCCCCGCGTAGCTGGCTGCGAGCGGGATAACCGTGTTCCTCGCCGTCACATCCACGCCGACTTGGGCGCCGTCCGATTCCGTCACCGCGATGACGCTGGTGATGTTCTGGTCGACGAGACCGCCCTCGCCTTCCTTGAGCATGATGCGTGGCGTGCTGCTGGCGAGGCTGCTTGCGCCCTCCGGCCAAGAGAACAGGTTGACGACCGTGTTGTAGCGCACGATGGGGTTCACGCCCGCCGGCACAGCAATGCCGTTCACGCTGGACATGATCACGGTGTTGTTTTCGATGGTGATGTTGAGCGCTTCGGCATTGTCCACCGGGTCGGACATGAAAAGCGCGCCTTGCGGTTCGCCGCCGCTGTCATTGCCCACCCAGCCAACATTGTCGGCGACGTAGACATCGAGGTCAGTGGCGACGCCAGCATCCAAATCGCTCAGGTCGATCTGGAGCATGTCTTGGTGGGCGCCGGCCGTAGCCTCGGGGTTCCGGTAGAAGTTGCCCGTGACGTCGAGCTTGCGGCCCTTGAGCTTGATGCCGTCGCCGTTCAGCTTCACCAACACGTTGTCGCGGATGATGGTGCGAATGATCGTGTCGTCCGCGCGCATGACGCCGCCGGACGTTTTGGTGCCAGGGCCGTTCGTGCGCTGTATGCCGCGGCGCACCCGGTACAGGTAGTTGTTCTCCACCGTGGCTAGGCGGTTCTCGAACGCAATGATTCGTCGGGTGTCGCTCGTGGTGGTGATGACCACTTCGTCGGGCACCGTCGCGTTACAGTTGGCGATGTTCACCCCGTAGCCATTGGCCGCGTCGCGGTAGGCGAAGAAGGTGCTGATTGTCCGTGTCGAGACGGCCGGATCGAGCCAGAAATCCAGGTACTTGAGATCGATCGGCGCACGAGGGGCCGTGCTGCCGGGACTGAGGACCAGGGACGTGAAAGTCGCGCCGCCGCCGCGCCGGAGATTGCCGTCCGCCAAAGTCGAAGTGTCTTCCGTCTCAGAGCGGATGGTGATGCGGCCGTTGAAGTCGATGACGGTGAAAGCGAAGTTTGATCCGCCTCCTCCGGTCACGGAGACTACATCGCCGGCTTGATAGAGCCCGTTGCCCGGGTCCATCACGGCGGCTTGCTGCACCTGACCGCCCGAAGCCAGGATGTAGAGGCGGCCGTTCGCGCCAGAACCGCCACTTATCGGGTAGATGCCGGACGTGTAACCGCTACCCGGGTTCGTGATGGTCCCAAAGCCGCCGTAGCCGTTCGTGGGAAGGGCAATGCTACTTGTGGTCAGGCCGGCGGCCTGGAAGTCGTAGAGCGTGCCGTCGCGCACCATCACCGTGTCGCCGACGACCAGCGCTCCCGGCGCGTTGTACGCTAGCGCGAGCACCGTACGCAGTTGATTGCTCGACGCCGTGTCGCCCGACAGAACCGTGACGTCCGCCCGGTTGGCCAACATGGTGATATTCACCGTGTCTGCACCTACCGTCAGGTTGTAGGTCTGACCGGCCCCCAGCGCCCACGTCGACTTATGGCCGAGGTAGGCGACACCAGAGTGGGCCGGCGCGATGCTGCCGCGCGCTGTCAGCGCCCAATCGGACGCGCCGGTCCCGCTAATCGCCCCGGAGAGCGTCGTGACGTCGAGCGGCTCGCCGCATCCGACCCGCGTCTTTAGGCCAAAGGAAAGGTTGTAGGTGGCCACTTTAGCGGAACCCGATCACGCACGCCTGGAAGACGTTGCCGCCAGTCGGACCCTGGATGTTGAGCCCCAGCGCCTCGCCACTCGATGCGGGGCCGTTGAATAGGACTGAGAAGCGGTTCGTGCCAGGCGAGCCGGCCGTCACCCCAAAGGCCCGCGCGCCGATTACGGTATTCCCAGCGCCCTTGCCGAGCCGCACGGTGTGGTGTCCCGCGTTGGTCGGGTTCGTGCTGGCGCCGAAGCACACGAGGAACGCCCCGTAGGATTGCCCGAGAGAAGCGCTCACCGAGCTGAACGTGCTTGCGTCGGTCGCTACGGTGATGTCCGTGCTGGACGCCTGAGTGGTGCCCGTGGCCGCCGTCGTCAGCGCGTCCGCCGTCGTGTAGCTGGGCGCGTTGCCGGTT